GATGATGTTCTTGAAATATGGTCAGAGGATGCACAAAAATATTATGATGAATAATGAACAACTTTGAAGTATTCTTTTATTTCGTTTGCTTTGCCCTCATCGCTGGTGCAGCTTTTGCATTGATGTGGGGTAACATTCAATCAATTAATAAGTTGATGGATAAACCCACACCAAAGAAACATCCGGAGGCACCTGAGCCAGGTGAAGAGGTAATGTACGTCGATTTTTCTAAATATAAAGAAAACGAGGAATAAATGGAACCTGGTAGTACTAACCCCGTCACTTACCTGGCGGGGTTTCTTATTGGATGGGGAAGTGTTATAATTCCGTTGATGACGATTGCACCTGACAAAAATGACAACAGTGCTCAATTATCTAACAGCGTTTTGGTCGGTAGTGGTCATGAATTGCATTCAACCTGTGAACTGGAAGTATTGTTTACCAGTCCATGAATGGTTGTTACCTGAGATACATCAGGGAATAGAGATTTACTTTGACAAACGAATGAATTTCTTGTATAAATCTGAAAGGGATTACCTGAATAAAATTAAATGAAAATTTTCTTAGACACCGCTGACACATCGGTAATTGAAAAGTATTTTGATACTGGATTGATTGATGGTGTCACTACTAATCCCACTCTGATCATGAAGAGTGGTAAAAATCCTGAAGATGTATATCAGGAAATTAAAGGCATCGGAGTCAAAGATATCAGCATGGAAGTTGTTGGTAACTTTGAAGAGATGTATGCTGAAGGGTATCGTCTTGCAGAAAAGTTTGGTGATGTTGCAACCATCAAACTTCCGATGACCAGAGAGGGTCTACAAGTCTGTAGAGCACTGACCAAGGACAATATTAGAACCAACGTCACACTTATCTTCTGTGCCGCTCAGGCAGTCCTAGCAGCGAAGGCAGGAGCAACCTATGTCTCGCCCTTTATAGGACGCTTAGACGACCAATCAGTGGCAGGTCTGGAGGTTGTACGATCTATCTCTGAACTGTACCGTATCCATGTCATCAGAACCCAGGTTCTCTCTGCATCTATCCGTAGCGTGCAACGTGCTATCAGGTCATGGTACAATGGTGCTGAGATCTGCACGATGCCACCTAAAGTATTTGATCAGATGTATGATCACATCCTTACTGACAAAGGTATGGAGATCTTTGAAAATGATTGGAAGGAGGTTCAAAAGTGACATTCACAGTTTATTCAAAGGACGGATGCCCATATTGCACCAAAGTTCAACAGGTTTTACAACTCGCAGAACTTAAGCATGTCATATATAAACTTGATACAGATTACACCCGTAAAGAATTTTATGAGAAGTTTGGTAAAGGATCTACCTTTCCAAAAGTAGTATGTGATGACACAATTATCGGTGGGTGTATGGAAACAGTACAGTATCTACGGGAGAACAAGTTAGTTTAATGACATCACTCAACTTGTACGAAACTTTTACGGACGTTGAAAAAGCCATAGACCTTGCCTTCTCAGGTCACTTTGTGTTAAAATTCTATGACTATCTTAAAGTTAAACAAGTAAAGAAAGTTGAGATTGAAGAGTTCATTCAAAGCACAACAGCAAAAGAACTGAATGATCTCATACTAGATCTAGATTGTTATCTAGAGGGTGGTAAAGATGAAATGCACAAGCAACTCCGTGAGGGCTATGGGCATATTCCGAAACCACAAGCAAGAAAGATAAGAAATTATCTTAATCAAATTATAGAAGATGCTTTGAGGTATGATCATGATAGAAGGAGAGGAAGAAGAAAAAAAGAAACTAAATAATCACAATTCCCACGTCAATCGTGGGGTTGAGTTGCTCTTACGCAACAGGAGGAGAAGACCAGAACCACCAAAAACTTTTCAGATAAAGTTTGGTAAGATGGTGTCACTCTTCCGTAGAGAAATTGTCTTCCATCTTAACTTCTATCTGGACATAAGAAAGAAATAGTCTCTGGAGGTAGAGAAGATGTTAGCAGTAACACTGACGATTGGAACTTTGGTTTCCATTATGATGTTTTTTGTGGGAGGTGTGGTAGGATGGTTAGCAAAAGACCATGTATATCAAACTCAACCCGTTTATACTCACCCAGAGATGTTTGATGAGAACGGGAACATTATACCTGATGAAATTTTAGCAGTACGATTTGAGAACGAAAATTATGACGACCACGAAGAAGACGACGCCTAAAAAAACTTTTAGAGCGAAACCTGTGCAATTACCACCTAATCCTTTTCAACATGAGATTCTGGACCTTGTGAATAAACAACGGACCAAGGCAAAGAAAGTTGAAGTTCTAAAAGAATATGGAAATGATGCTTTGAAATCATTGTTCATCTGGAACTTTGACCAGAGCATCATCTCTCTGCTCCCTGAAGGGCATGTTCCTTACAAGGAGAATGAAGTTCCTGTTGGCACCGATCACACTAGTCTTCGCAGAGAATACAGGCAGCTCTATCACTTTGTGAAGGGTGGTAATGATAGTCTGAGTTCTCTCCGTAGGGAAACCATGTTCATTCAAATGTTGGAGGGTCTGCATCCTGAAGAGGCAGCACTTCTCTGCTTGGTGAAGGATAAGCAACTTACAACTAAGTATAAGATTACTAAAGAAATGGTGACTGAGGCATATCCTGATATCACTTGGGGAGGTCGCTCATGACGGAGGCAGTTCAGGAGAAAGAGATGGCTGAATGGTCAAAAGAAGAAAAGGAAACTTTGATTCAATCTTATGGTTGTAATCTTGTTCTTGAGAAAGCAACCCCTGAACAAATTAAAGATAAGAGTCTGCCGTCTGATACTCTGCAAGTGGTATACAGATTGAATGATCAGGTTTACACTGATCTGTGTAGAGGAAAGAGAGTAGATGTCTTTGATCTTTATTATGATAAGTTTGGGAAAGGTGCATTGATTCGTATTGAATGGGCTTATGGACAAGTCAATCCTAAATTATGGGGTAACACTGCTAAACCAGAAAAGAAGAAAAGAAAATGAAAGACGAACATCTTAGAAATCAAATTAATGAGTTAATCAGAGATGAAATCCAAGATGTAATCAATGACTATGTTGATACTCAAGAAGAAAGTGAAAAATCTGGTCTTGGATTTGTAAAGGATGATGAAAATTTAAAGGTAAACGTATCTAATCAAGAGATAGATAGAATTATTAAAGAGTATAAGAAAATTAAAAAGGGTGAGAGATCAAATATATCTCACATTAAAAAATTAGGACTTGTTGATAAGCACGGAAGACCTCTAAAATGAAAGATTTAGTAACCATCTATTCAAACGGCAACCAAGAATGTGATCGTGTTATATCTTTGATTGAAAATATGGGTAAGAATTATCAAGTGTATCGATTGAATGGTCACTTTACTCAGAGAGCATTTGAACAAGAGTTTGGTGAGGGTGCAGAGTATCCACAGATTGCCATTGGATATAGACACATTGGTAATCTGAAAGAAACTTTACAGCACCTTCAGTCAGAGGGTGAGTTTTGTAAAGTATGATACAAAACTGTTTGACTATATACTCTATAGGGTATATAATACCTGTACGTTCATCAGAGGAAACTCTGACGCAAGTAAGTCGCGGAACGGAGCGTAAGCAATTAGAATGATTTATTACACCTACTACTCTTACGAACCCTTTGGGAGAGGCTACATCGGTAGCAGAGGATGTGAGTGTAATCCAGTGGAGGATGATTATTTTGGTTCCTATGGAGACAAAACATTTAATCCTTCATGTAAAATCATTCTTACCGAACATGCTACGAGAGAAGAGGCAGTTGAAGCAGAAGTAAAACTCCATGAGTTTTATCAAGTTGATACTAATTCTCACTTTGCTAATAGGGCAAAGCAAACATCTTCTTCATTTTCTTTCTGTTCACAAGGAGAACGAATTGGTGGAGGTAATCCCTGTTTTGGTAAAGTTCGTGTTACTGACGGTAAAAATGAACGAGTAGTTTATGAAGATGACATTCCTTCTGGTTGGTGGAAAGGTAGAAGTCGTAATCCAAAAGAATACGCTACTACTAAATCAATAATATATACCAGAGGTAAAATGTATGATAACTTTCTAAAAGATGTAAGTAAAGATGAATCTATTTTATCTTTACCTATTAGACAACTTGCAGAAGTTTATCAAACATCTCATACTTCTATTCGTCGCTGGAAAAAATCACTCTAATCGTTCATCCCATGGTTGAGTTACTACTCTATACAGCACTCAATTGTCAAGAAGCCGATGCTTTAATGCTTCGGATTGCCAAGCACAAAGATCTACCACCAGCAGTGGTAGTAGAACTTGTTGAGACCGTAAAGGACTCTGTGCCTGAGTGTTACTGGGACGCAAACGACTAAAGGAACGGGTCTTAAAACATCCAACTACTTTAGGAGTAAACTTATGAATACGCTGAATCTCATCAAGAAGCAGATCAACAAAGCTGCTGCACTGCACGACTCACAGATTCTCCACACTGCTTATCGTGGTGTTGAGTATGACGTAAACTGTGCAACTCACGAAGATCGCCACGGTACATTCTGCTATCGCGGTCGTATCTACAAGAAGTGATTCATTAGAGAGGGTTTAAGAACCCTCTCTTTTTTTGTACTTTCATTACAAATTAACAAATGTTAGTGAATTAACACAAACTTACCTACATAGTATAGAATTAGAAGGTAAACGCCTATGCACTGATTCGTTTTTACATCATTGTCCAATAACATGGAGTGAACATGCATAACATCCTATCGCGTAATCAATTAGCAGAATGGAATCTTGAAGACACGCCAGACTCAGAAGCAGATTTAATGAATGATTACTTTGACTGCCTAATTGAATGCGATGACACACAACAATCCTGTAAACGAATATGTAAGAAACTACTAGTTTAAAGAAAGAGGGGCATTGCGACCCCTCTTTTTTTATGGTATAATGTAGGGCAAGCGATATCACCATATGGAAAAAGACAAACTAAAGTTGATCGTCCGAAACCTAGAATTGCTTGTAGATGCTCTGAAGTCAGAAGTTTACTCAGATGTCCAAGCATATCAATATGAAGAAATTGCACCACATTTAACAGATTACGACGAAGTATTTGATGAAGGAGACGATGACGGATACCCCGATTAAACTTGTTAGCGTCAGCCCAGACGCAGAAAAGCACATGGCATATTGTGCTCGTGTAAGTAATCCAAATAATCAAGACAATGAAAAGTTTTCTGGTCTGCTGAAGTATTGTATCAAGCACCAACACTGGAGCATCTTTGAGCAAGCATATCTAACTCTAGAGATCAATACTTCTAGAGCAATCGCGGCTCAAATTTTGCGTCATCGTAGTTTTACATTTCAAGAGTTTTCGCAACGCTATGCTGACTCTAGTGCTCTGATGGAGGGTAACATTCCTCTGCCCGATCTGCGACGGCAAGATACCACCAATCGTCAGAAATCTATTGATGATCTTGATACTTTCCTTAAACAGAAGTATGAGATCTGGATGCAGCATCACTTCAAACAAACTCTAGAGGTTTACCAAGACATGTTAGATCATGGCGTGGCAAAGGAATGTGCAAGAATGATTTTGCCACTCGCTTGTCCCACCAGAATATACATGACGGGTTCAGTTCGTTCATGGATTCATTATATTGACCTTCGCACTGGACACGGAACGCAGAAGGAACACATGGAAATTGCTGAGGGTTGTAAGAAAATCTTCATTGAACAATTCCCTGTGGTTGCTGAAGCACTTGAGTGGTAATAAATATTAACATCTAAAGGAGGTCTAACATTGCCAACATATCCTGTTATTAATAGAGAAACTGGGGAGAAAAAAGAACTCTCCATGACAATGAAAGCATATGATGAATGGAGAAAAGAGAATCCTGGTTGGGACAAAGACTGGCAGGCAGGTGTTGCTGGTGTAGGAGAAGTCGGAGAAATGCATCTGAAGGGAGAAGCGAATTCAGGTGGATGGAACGAAATCCTAGACAGAGCATCCAGACAACCTGGAGCAAACGTCCGTAAAAACCGCGATTACAGTTTCTAAATGCCTAGAAGAAAGAAGACTGATCAACCCATTGGAGTTGGTTTAACTGCTAAGCAGATGAAGAGAAAGAAACCCATCAACTCAGACTTGATGCGGGACATTGATCCACTCACAGAGAATCAAAAACTTCTCTTTGATGCATATGATGATGGCAAAAATGTCGTTGCATATGGTGCTGCAGGGACAGGTAAGACATTCATTACACTCTGGAATGCTCTACAAGATGTTCTTGGTGAGAATTCTCCTTATGAGAAGATCTATATTGTTAGATCTCTTGTAGCAACTAGAGAGATTGGTTTTCTTCCTGGAGACCATGAAGATAAGTCTGCACTTTTCCAGATTCCTTACAAGAATATGGTTAAGTATATGTTTGAGATGCCAACAGATGCAGACTTTGAAATGCTCTATGGTAACCTGAAGACTCAAGGAACGATTAGTTTCTGGAGCACTTCATTCATCCGTGGAACAACCCTTGACAAGGCTATCATTATCGTTGATGAATTTCAGAACTTGAATTTTCATGAACTTGATAGTATAATAACAAGGGTAGGTGAAGACACCAAGATTATGTTCTGTGGTGATGCTACTCAGACTGACTTGACTAAGCAGAATGAGAGAAATGGCATCATGGATTTTATGAGAATACTACGAGTCATGCCATCAGTCGAAATGATTGAGTTTGGCGTTGATGATATTGTACGTTCAGGTCTTTGTAAAGAATATCTACTTGCTAAACTTGATTTGAATTTATGACTTTTACCCATTGTAATTATCTTGGTGAACTTGAATTAAACAAGAAAGAAACTAACGGCATCCGTCTCTACAATCTTCCGAATGGAGAGTGGGTGCCTTCTATTACATCTGTAACCTCTTTCTATAACCGACAGATCTTCGCTAAGTGGAGA